GCCTTTGTTACATAATGAAACAATTCAATTTATAACTGTTGCCGCCCGTCTGCATTAAAATATTTTCGAGCATGAAAAAAGGCGCAGAAATGCGCCTCTTCTCTGCTACTACGCGGGGGGTGATGGGGTCAACCCGCATAAACAAATATTAACTTAATCAGAAGACTGCGCAATCTCTACCGTAAAGCCTTGGTCTTTTAGTTCGTTGATCCGATATTCCTGAATTTTACTTAAACGACCTTTCTTAGCTTTCACCTCTACAAAACGTATTTCGCCGTTTGGTTTCAATAAAAGTAAATCAGGGTATCCCGCCTTTTGAACTTGGATCAGTTTTAGAACTAAATATCCTTCCTCTTTTTCATAGCGATTGATGAGCGTCTTTTGATAACTCGCCTCGGATCGATCGAAAATGACTGACCGTAAAATCTTTTTTTGCTCGCACCCTTTGGAGGACTCTCGGTTCGATTCCATTCAAAGCAAATATATAGTGGACGCGGGGAGGGGTCGTTCTGCCGAGGTGGCTAAGTCTCTCTCTCGCCTGCAAATAACTGAGGCTCGCATAGTCGATGCCATAAAACAGAAGATACTCCGCAGTTGAAAGGTTAACGCCTTCTCGGCTTGCTCGCACTTGTCCAATAAAAACAGCATCCTCATTGCTATTAAATTCCTCTGGGCTATCGGTTGCACGGTCGCCAAAAGTGTCACGCAACATCCTTCCTTCTGCATCGAAGGTGTACATGATCGCAATTTTTGAACCCTTATAATTTCGCTCTATATATTCAGCCTTTGATTTATCAAAAATTAATTTAGAGCCTTCCTCCGTGATACAACTTCCAGAATATATTTGTCGGAGCTTCGATAATTTTTTAGCCCCCGTGTCCGCAAGAATTGTTCTGATATAACTTTTCTGACCTTGAAGAGCTGGTGCTGTACTTATCCCGTCGTCGATAATATCCTTTGCAATCTCATAAGTGATCGGTTTCATCTGGACATATTTCACACTTTCTTCAATCTGCGTTTGGAAGCCCGCTTGCTTTTGCGTGACCCTAACCGTGTAAGGCTCAATATCTTTTAAAATTACTTCCTTATTGGCGTTCGAGTAATCGTTCACAACTTGGCCAGTGCCGACCCTTTTTTGTTGCACATCTACATAACCAGCTTTTGCCCATTCATAAAAACTGGCGTACCGATGCCACAACCTACGGGTCAACTTAAACTGATGAAATAATTGTGAATATGATTCGGGTGACGGTGTTCCACTCAATAAAAGGATATTTCTATAGTTGATCGTGCATAAATTTCTCATCCTTAAGCTTGGCTTTGGGTACGCTCCTAAGCCGTGAGCTTCATCCGCGATCAATAAATCCCAATCGCTATAGCGGTATTTTTTTAGCTGTTCATAGTTTGTTACTAATACATAAACCCCTAAACTCAGCGCGTCTTTCCGAATACTGGAAATAGCTTTTAATTTCGTTACGAATAAAATTCTTTTGTATCCGAGTTTTTTTGCTGTAGCAAGAGATATTGCGGTTTTACCCGTTCGCACCTCGCCAGCGAGATATGCGCAATTTTTTGTTTTTAATAAAACCGCCAGCTTGCTCGCGGCTTCCTCTTGGTAGTCTCTTAGCGTAATCATGCTCCTACAAGCTCCAAATTTACGGGGAAGCCATAGAACAAATTGAATGCGTTTTCTAGGATGTAAGTCCTGCTTTGGATCATGCCGATCCAGTTCTTGTTTACTGCAATTTTTACAAATAGTTTCCTTGCCCTAAGAGACGAAAGAGCAGTGGGGCGGACTTCTATCAGCTTTGCCTGTTGAGCAAGAAGCATCCTTGTTGAAGGTATGTCGATTAGTTCTAAAATCTTCTGCCAATCGCTTGAAAGAGTTCTCATGTTATTGACGGGGTTGAGTTGTAACGCTATCATAACGCTATCAACCCAATAGTCAAGTAACAGTGCAGAAAACAAGCGTCATAACCGTCGCCCTACCGTTGGAACAAATCCAATGGTTAGACGAAAACAAAGGGCCAGAACTTTCAAGAGCTGCTTTTATTCGGACCATTATTCGCAGAGCGCAGGTTAAACCTGATGCTTATGAATATCAGTTGAAGAGATAGAAATGGATATAAAAGAAGAACTTACGCGGCTTCCAAAGTCGTGGGCATACGTCGCTGTCAATGGAAATAAACAGCCATACAAAAAAGACTGGCAAAACAAACCACTCTCACGGCTCGAGCTATTTAAAGAAATAACCGCAGGGCGAGCAAAAGCAATTGGTGTTGTCTCTGGGCCAAAATCAGGGATTATGTTCCTCGACCATGATGGAAAATCAGCCTCAGAAATTCTCACCGAATGGAATCTTTCAGTCGGTTCTCTCCCTCCCTCTTGGATGGTTACATCTGGCCGCGTTGGCCGTTTTCAACTTATCTACAAAGTTCCTGAAAAATATTGGTCCAAAATAAAGACCCGCAAATTTAAAAGCGGTGTAATAGGTGATGACGGCGCGATCGAGCAAATTGAACTTCGCTGGGATCGCTGTCAGAGCATTGTGGCAGGCAAGCACCCGATGACCGATGGTTATAGATGGATGGAAGGCCGATCACCTTCTGATCTTGAAATCGCAGAAGTGCCAAAAGCCATCATCGAGAAAATGATGGAACCTAAAAAACAAAAGCCCGCACCCGTTGAAGTATTTAATTCAGACTCAGATAAAGCACGGTCACTTCTTCAATCAATTAATCCTAATCGTTTAGACGATTACGACACTTGGATCGCTATTGGGATGGGCGCTCATTCCGTTGGGGATGATTCACTTTTACAAGATTGGATCGAACTATCTCAGAAGAACAGTAAATTTGATACTGGTAAGTGCGAGGAGAAATGGAAATCCTTCAACCGTTCAGGCATCTCTCTCGGTACGCTTCAGAAATTTGCAAAAGAAGATGGTTGGATTCAACCGCCTCGCATTTTTCCTAAATCAATCATCCCCACTCCAAAAGAAGAAGCAACACCCATACCCACAAAATTAGAACAGCTTACCTCACAAGAATTAATCTCTTTCCTACGGAATCAAAAAGAAGAAATTCGCTTTAATACCTTTACTCATTCGATCGAAATGGATGGCAAGGTCATCCGCAATATTGAACTCTTTTACCTAACGCTTGCAGAGCTTTCTTACAAAGTTACCAAGGAAATGGCCATCGACTGCCTCCTAAAAGTTGCACACGAAAATGAATATGATCCTGTCCGTTTATATCTTGATCATGTCAGTTCAATTGAACCTACATACATCGAACAACTAGCAACAACCTATCTCAGGCCAAAAGATGCAGCAATAGGAAAACCTACGATTTATGACGCGATGCTAAAAACTACTTTGATCGCCGCCGTGCGCCGCGTTTTCGAGCCAGGTTCAAAACACGATTCAGCCTGTGTACTTCAGGGGCCACAAGGGGCGAGGAAATCAAGCTTCTGGGCCGCACTCGGCGGACCGTTCTTTTCAGATTCTTTAGGCGATATCGCAGAGAAAGATTCTGTTCTTCAATTGTCTCGATCATGGATTTGTGAAATGGCTGAATTAGATCATCTCACTAGTCGTAAACATGCAGGTCAAATTAAATCTTTTCTATCAAGATCAACTGATTTAATGCGCGTTCCTTACGGTCGCTCTGTTGAAGAATGGCCACGGCGCGGGATCATCGTCGGCTCAACAAATAAATCGGACGGTTTCTTAGTTGATGAAACTGGTAACCGTCGCTTTCATGTCATCCCCGTTCAAAGGGATATGGAAAAACCGATCGACTTGGATTCTCTACAACTTGAACGTGACTCAATATGGTCAGCCGCTGTTCATTCATACCGCAATGGTGAATCTTCTTTTCTTACGACAGAACAAGAAAATCAAATTGCAAACGAAAACATGTCATACCTTGTCGATTCTCCTTGGCAGCCAGTAATAGCTCAATGGCTTAACAACCCATCGAATAAAATGAAAGACGTCACAATTGAACTTTTGCTTACAGAAGCGATCGAAAAATCAACCGAACGACAAACACGTTCAGACGTGATGGCTGTCTCAAACATTCTTAAATCGCTCAATTATGAGCGCAAAAAGAAAAGAGTGAACGGAACCCCCCGTTGGGTCTGGTTCCCTCCTTGTTCCCTCCCTGTTCCCTAGGTGGGAACGCTTCAAAATCCCGTTGCCCGTTGCTTTCTTATACTATGTTCCCTATGTTCCCTATGTTTTATATATAAATATAAATATAGGGTATATGTGGGGGTATATACCGTTTAGGTAAGTTTGTAGAAAGGATGGAACGGACGGGAACAGGGAACACCTTTATTAATCTCATTTCTGTCTCATGTCTGTCTCATTTAAAAACAAACCCGTTGTCGATCGTCTTATCCTCATCCTTGCTCAAGCAAAATATACTGCGGCTGCTATAGCCGATAATGCTATCGATGATAATGAACCAATCGACGATGAATCTCTTATGATGATCTCCCGTGATTTAAACTCTATTAAAAATTATCTTCACACCGCTTACGAACCAAATTTCATTGAATAAACTATATTTAGTCTATGGCTAAGAAATCCACAGATAGAGAAGTTGATTGCAGAATTAATTCTGTTTATAACTTATTGATTAATGGACACAGTAAAACGCAGGTGGTTCAATACTGTTCGGAAAATTATAAAGTTGGTTTAAGGCAAGCAGAAACTTATATTCAACGGGCAAGAGTTCTTGTTCAGTTAGATGCTGAAATCGAAAGACCGCAATGGTTATTATCTGCTCTTAGCCGTCTTCAAAATTACGAATCTCAAGCAGCAAAACGTGGTAATCATCAGGCAGCCCTACGCGCTGTGGAATTACAAGCTCGGTTGTTGAGGTTTGAATTAAGTTGACTTCTTTAATCGCGGGGATATGTGAAAAAGAACCGCTTACCGCTTTTGCTTATCAGTCTTCTATTAACAGTCTTCCTTCGGCGGAAGAAGTTAAAGCTCGAATACTTGAAGGACTCTTACCTCATCAGGAGGAGTTCTGTTTAAATACGGAACGAAAAGTTGGCCTTGTATGCGGTTTTGGCGCGGGTAAAACACATGGCTTGGTTGCTAAAGCTTGCATGATTGCGGCTGATAATGTTGGTTTTGTTAGTGCTGTTTTTGAGCCAACTGCGCCTATGGTTCGGGACATTCTGATCCGAACGCTTAACGATTTATTGGATCAATGGGAGATTCCTTTTACTTTTAGAGCAAGTCCGTTGCCTGAATATACGCTTCACTTTGCGGAAGGAAATCATCAAATATTGCTTAGAACGATTCTGACTTATCAACGCTTACGTGGTCAAAATTTATGTGCCGTTGGATTTGATGAGGCTGACACTATACCGATGGGAGAAGCTACAAACGCTATGAATATGGCATTAGCCAGATTGAGATCAGGGAATAATCAGCAGTTCTATGCGTCAACAACTCCAGAGGGATATGGCTGGGCATTTCATACATTCGACAAGGAGGCAACAGAAGACACTGCATTA